AACAAATAGAAGATAAACGTCAAACGGGAATGATAGTTAAGGGTAGAGATCGCTATTATCGTTCAGAAAAAAAGAATCAAGAGAAAGGTAGAAATTCTGTAACACCACCATTTATTTATGTGCAGAAACAATTGTTGATACCTTTAGCTGAGGGTATAGATAAATTTATAAAACACGAATATAAAAACGCAGGTCGGAGACACACGGGTGCAGAGCCGTTAAGAGATCTTGATGATCCTAAGAAAATTGCATTAGTTTCTTTAAAAATTATTATTGATTGTATTGCTTCTAATAAAACACTTGCCCAGACAGGTGTTGCGATTGGTAGTATGATTGAACTTGAATTACAAAACAAAATATTTAAATCAAAAGAACCACACCTTCACACAGTCGTACTCAGGGATTTATTAAAAAGAACAAGTAATGTTAAGCACCGTAAACGAGTTTTTGCTCACACCCTGAATAAATACAAAATTGAAGTAGATAGTTGGGATTTAAAAAAACAAGCACTCGTTGGTTTAAAGTTAGTTGACTTATGTATTAAAACTACGGGACTTTGTAAGTTAAAATTAGTAAGAGAAGGTAGACATAAAACCGTTAACTATTTAGTTTTAAAAGATGAAGTAGAAAAGAAAATTAAAGAAAACAGTTTTCAATGTAGTGTACTAACGCCTTATTATAAAGCTATGGTTATTCCACCAAAACCATACAGTACACCTTTTAATGGCGGATTTCATAACGAGTTTTTAACTAAACAACCTTTAATTAAAACCCATGATTTTACTTATCTACACACATTGGATAATAAAAAACTTAAAGATTTCTATGATGCAGTAAACCATTTACAATCTGTTCCTTTTAAAATTGACAGGGAAATGTTTAATTTATTTAAGGAGATATGGGATAATAATTTAAGATTGGGTAAATTCCCAGAAAGAGAGAGCCTACTTAACGAGAAAGGTAAACCGAAGGGAATCTACAGGGATCCCGCAGTAGATACTGATGTTAAATTACGTATCAAATACAAAAGAGATTTAAACAGAGTTTATAATGATGAGATTGCAAGGAAGTCTAAAGTATTAAATACATTAGTAAGTATTGATTTAGCTGTTGAATACTTAGAGTTTGAAAGAATATACTTTGCAATATTTGCTGACAAGAGAGGTAGACTATATCCTGTTGGAACTACCATCACGTATCAGACTGATCAAAAGATTAAGTCGTTAATAAGCTTTGCAAATGCTGAACCGCTTGGCGACAAAGGTAAGTATTGGTTATTCGTTCACGCTTCGAATACTTGGGGACATGATAAAGTTTCCTTTGATAATCGTTATAAATTTACAGAAGATAAGCTTGACGAGTTTATAAGCTACGCAGAAGCTCCGCTGGATAACAAAGGCTGGAACTATGCTGATAAACCTATGGAATTTTTAAGTGCTTGTTACCATTTAAAAAAGTTTAAGGAACAAGGTTTAGATTATGAATGTAATTTACCTGTGTCTATGGACGCAACCTGTAGCGGATTACAAATACTTTCTATACTAATGCGTGATGAAAAAACTGCAAAGAAAGTAAATGTACTACCATCAGAAACCCCTCAAGATATTTATACTTCGGTATCTGACTTAGTTAATGTTGAGGTTAGTGACCAAGCAGGACAAGGATCGACTGAATCTAACCGTTGGTTACAATTTGGTATTAACAGAAAAATCGTTAAGAGAAACATAATGACGTATGTTTATTCGTTAAAACAGTACGGTGCTAGACAACAAATCTTTGATGAATACAAAAGTATATGTGAGTTTAATCCTAAAAAGAAAGTTTTAGCAGATGACGGCTTTGCTGATTGTCGTTGGTTAGCTAAGATTGTTTGGGATAAAATGGAAGAAGAAGTTGAACTTGAAGCTAAACTTATGAAATGGTTTCAAGAATGTTCTAAACTATTCGCTAAGGCAAACATGAAAATGAAGTGGACTACACCTATGGGATTTCCTGTGGAGATGGACTATAGATACGATATACCATTTAAAGTTAAAACATCTATAGCAGGATCTCTAGTTTACACCACTTATAGACGAGAAATTAATAGAAAAGATTCTAGAAAATTCTCCTCATCGGTGTCTCCTAATATTGTTCACAGCCTTGATGCGTCTGTAGTGCAAGGTGTTGCGTTGTATTGTAAAAATACAGATATACCACTTAATAATTTATTAATGGTACATGATAGTTTTGCAACAACTCCAAACAGAATAGATGATCTAAATAAAATAATTAGAAAAGTTGTAATTGATTTGTTTAGTGAAGATTACTTAGAAATTTTATATAAAGATTGGGAAGCACAACTTCCTGAAAAATATAAAAGTCGTCTAACTCCACCACCAGAGCGTGGTAATTTGGATATTTCTGAAATTGCCAAGAGTAACTATTTCTTTAGCTAAATAGTTGCACTTTCAATACTAATATAATAATAGAAAGGGAAGTTATGAAAAAATTGTTTGTGTACGGATCATTAAAAAAAGGAGGACATTTAGATTACGTCTTAAAGAAAAGTAAATTTTTAGGAGAGTATGTAACTAAATCTAAAGGTTTTTCTATGACAGGGTTTTGGTACCCATTTGTTTTTAGAAAAGAAAATGAATACTCAGTCAAGGGAGAACTATACGAGCCAGATCAAGATGATTTTAGATTGGCTAACAGAATAGAACTAGGTGCGGGATATAAACTTGAAGAAATAGACGAGGGAATATTTGCATACATTTATCCTAAAAAAACTGACGTTAAATCAATGAACGTAGTGATGAATAGAAAAGATAAATTTTATGAATGGAGAAAGTTTGATTAAGTTTTTTATATTTTTATTGTTGGGATCTATTGCTATTAACTTTTATAGTTACACAAGTCATACATCTACAACAACACAGTACGAACAATTTTGTGAGACGTATCTTAAGTATGTAAATAAATATCCAAAATATCTTGACGCATGGAATTGTGTTAACTTATAAATATATAGTTGCACTTTCGATATATTCTCACAAAGGATAACAACAACCTAACCACTCTTGGAGGAAAACACATATGATAAATGAAAAAGCAATACATACTACACCAACTGGCGTAGGAAAATACCCATATATCTTTACACCAGATACTCAATTTGAAAAACCAAATGGAGTGTTCACTGTAAAGTTGGAACTAAGTGACGAAGAAGCAAAACCTATTATAAAACTTTATGAGGAAACTTTGTTGGCTCGGCAAAAAACTGAGAACACAGAAAAAAGATCTCCGCATACACAATACAAAGTTTTAAAAACAGGTGGAGTAGAGTTTAAGTTTAAACTTAAGCCTAAAGTTACAATGAAAGACGGAACTGACTTTGAGCAAAGACCAAAGATTTACAACCCAGATAAAACAATTGCTGAAACGCAACCTGTTTATACGGGAAGTAAAATGAAGATCGCCTTTCAAGCTTTTTCTTGGGCTAACAATCTACAAGGTGTAGGTGTTGGTTTAAGATTAAAGGCTGTCCAATTAATTGAAATTGTATCAACTAAGTCTGAGACTCAATCAGAAATTAAAGAAGACAATTCCGATTATGGCTTTGGCGTAGAGAAAGTTTCCAATGTACCGAGTGGGAAAAAAGAAGTACCCGTTTCACAAGAAACGGACTTCTAAATACCGTAGTGGGCTTGAAGAAACCGTTATTAATAATCTAAAAGATCGTAAAATTTCTTTTAAGTATGAAGAACGGGTTGTTGATTACTTTAAGCCCTCTACAAAACATAAGTACACACCAGATATTGAATTAGATAATGGAGTGCTTATCGAAATTAAAGGTTTCTTTAAAAGAGAAGATAGAAAAAAACATTTACTCGTAAAGGAACAACAACCTAATTTAGATATTAGATTTGTCTTTGGTAACTCAAGGAACCGTATCTACAAAGGTAGCAAAACAAGTTACGGAGATTGGTGTGTTAAGTATGGTTTTAAATACTCTGACAAATTAATCCCGCAAGATTGGATAATAAACAAATAAATTACTAGGGAGGAAATATGAGTTTACACGATGATAGAGGCGATAACGATTTAGAAAAAAGAGTAGAAG